TGGTGGTTTATTTCCAATATTATAAGTAGAAGGAGCCTTTACGTCCATCTCTGATTCGTCTGGATTGCGGTATTTAGCCATAATGTTATTATATCACATCAACTTCTATTAAAAAAAGATAGATAAAGTTTGGTTACAACCAACTCCATATTTTTAATTAATCTTATTTGGTAATTATTTTAGTTTGAAGTCCTTGCCAATATAAATTATAATAATCTACATCAAAAGAAAACCTTTTCATGTGCTGAACTGTGGCGCCAGTATGGACATAGAGGGGAATGTCTGCTTTTTTTACATTTCTAAAAAACACTATATCCTCACTTACATATTTTTTGCCAAGACCTTCTTGTTCTGCAAATAAAGAATATTCTGGACTTACCAATCTTAATTTTGGAATAATTGACTTATGCATTAGTACAACTCCAAAACCAGAAAGATCTACTTTTAAAACTTTATTTGTTGGTATTGTTTGAATCATTTCTATTTCATAGTTATTTCCAGTTTCCATAAAAATGGAAGCGATTGGTTCTGGTAGTGGATTTTCATTTTCTTTTGAAACAAAATAAAGTCCTGCAACTATTGGTTTTAAATTTTTATCTGCAGTATCCCATAAAAGTTTTAAAACTTTTGGGGTTAAAACAATGTCCGAATCTATCCACAATAACCAATCAGTTTTAAGATTGTCTGCCCAATTGTCAAACAGTACCTGTCTTTGTCTGCCAATTTGATTTCCATTAACTCTTATTCTTGAAACAATATTAATTCCAATTGATGATGCAGATAAAGATGATCCTAGTAATCCTTCAGTAAATCTTCCATCAACCATCCCCCCATCACACCAACCCATTGTTAATGTTTCTTTTGAAGAATGTGGCATAATAAATCTCCTTTATTGTATACTTTATTATATCACTTTGAACCTATAACTGCATATATCTGTTATTAATTTGACTCAATCTCCAAATCCATGATATACTAGTGAGTAACACCATAATTTATGGTGTTTTTGTTTCTAAGGAGGAACAGTCATGACAACTAATAAGATAGTGATTGGAATACTCGCAGCAGTAACTGGAATTGCTTTGTTCTCTAATTCTAGTGCTAATGCTGAAAATAACTTGAGTAGTACCGTGTCAAAAAGTGAAACCCAAACCGCTGAGGCGGTTTTTTCAGTTTCTAAGGAAGAAAATAATAAAACTAAGAAAAAATATAAATATGGAACCCCTCTTGAAAAAGATGAACTAATTAAAATATTAAAGTCTGTAGGGTTTGAAGGCTATGCACTAAAAGTTGCTTGGGCAACAGTAATGAAAGAATCTATGGGTACTCCTAACTCTTGGAATCCAAATAGAAACACTGGAGACAACTCTTATGGATTATTTCAAATCAATATGTTAGGATCAATGGGTCAAGATCGACGGGATAAGTTTAACCTAAAGTCTAACGAAGACTTATTTGATCCAGTTAGAAATGCAGAAATCGCTTACCATATGAGTGATGGTGGTAAAGACTGGTCTGCTTGGAAGGGTATTACTTGGAAGACTAAAGAGTGGTTAGCAAGATATCCTGATTAATCTTTTTTAATATAATTTAATCTATGTATTCTATTTCAGACTTAACTGCTTCTGTAAATGTGTGTTTTGGTTTCCATCCAAGACTGTTTCTATTGTCTATAATAGGAATAGGAGATGCATCTTCTATATCTAGTATTGTATACTCAATATAATGGTTATTTTTTTTATACTCTGCCACTACATCAAGCATTGTTCTTGGCTCTCCACTAAAAATATCTGTAATTAAATAGTAATTATTTTCTAAGTATTTCATAGCAAAAAAATTTGCTTGCGCTATATCTAATATATGAACATAGTCTCTAGTAGATGTAATATTATTTATTACTATGTTTTTATTTTTTTTAATTATTGAAAATATATTTGTTGACTCATTGTCATTAATTGTTTTTGTTTTTCCAACAATATTAAAATATCTTAATATAGCCAACCTAGGACATAAATATTTTAAAATTTTTTCTTCAATAATTTTTGATTTAGCATATGGATTACAAGCATTATATACGGCTGCAGAAGACGCAAATACCACTGGTATGAACAAAATTTTAGCAACAATTGCAATAGATAAAGTAGAAAGTATATTATTAAAGTAATATAACCAAGGTTTCTTTTTAGACTCAGGAATAGATTTCTTGGCTGATAAATGAATTATGCATGTTGGCTTATTACCAATAAGATAAAGAAACAGGTATTTTGTATTCCTGCCTATCTTTTTATCTATTTCAATTACTTCATACCCTGAGTTTTCAAGCAACTCTTTTGTTGCCGTTCCCACATAACCACGAGATCCAGTCAATACAACTTTAAAATTCATAATAATTTTCTAAAATCTCACCAGAGGTAAAATCAAGACCACAGAACTTTCCATATTCAGATAAGGTTCTTTCTGATCCAAGTCTTTCTTCTCCAATTATTCCTTGGCCAGTCAAGACAAGTCTAATTTCATTAACAGATAATTGATTTAAATCTGCTGTTTGTTGTGGCCAATCTGAAGGAACAAGCCTGCGTTTATTTTTTCCTTCTGGATTATAATATAGATGATACATAAACATATTGCTTGGTACAAACATGTTGTAGCCATTAGTGTAGGCTCTTGCTGCTATAAAAATTTCTTCACCGTCAGAAAATATTAATTTATTTGGCTTTAAGAATTCGCCTTCTGTAAAAATAGATCCACCAGATACTGAGATTGAAAATATATTTCCTTTTGGATTTAAAACAGTTCCTTGCATTGGCATTCTGTTATTTTTAAATCTTTGTTTATCTTTCCAGTAAAACTGTGTCACAACTTCTTTGTGCTCTCTTATCTTTTCTTCATCACCTTTGTACCAGAATGGTTTTGGGTACTGAGTAATTAGTGGTTTATTGAACCCGTTGCTTTTGTGAGTGTTTATTTCATTAATTAAGAATGTATCCCAATTCTGATCAAATCTACTGTGAGCGTCTATCTGAAAGTAATAGTCTTCTCCAGAATATAAATCATGAGCAATAGACCTTCCAAGTCCCATTCCAAGATTATCTGGTGCTTTGCTTTCAACTAATTTAACATTGGGAATCTGTTTAATTGTTTCTATCCATGCGTTCTCTTTATAAAATATTGAGTGTACACCAAAGATTAATTTTGTTTCTCCTGATGATTTTAATATTGCATTTTTAATAGTCTTTTCAAGTTCGTGGTCATGATAAGAAGTTATCTGAATAAATATACTTTTCTTCATTATTGTTCCCAAATAGCATGAATACAAGTTGTGCAGAAATTCTCATAAGAATGTTTAATCATGTCTTTACGCTCTTGACTTTTCCATATTTGTTTTATTGGTGTATCGTTAATATTGCCAAATACCGTTTCAAAATCGTAGTCATTGCAGCATAGGAACACAGCACCATTAGCGTTTATGTGTATCCAAGTATCAGGTCTGCTTCCCATATTGTTACAGCCAACTACCTTACCTTTGCCAATTATTTGATTTTTCATAATTCCACGAGAATCTAAATATCCTGCTCTATCAACTAATGAAGTGTTTGGTGTTATGTTTATTTCTGGGAATGTTTTTCTCATTTGCTTAACAGCAGTAGCCGTATCACCAGTATTGTCTTCTAAGTCAATCTCTGGAGCATTTGGAAGTAGTTCCATATATCCAAGAGAAGTCTCATTAATTCCATTTACCTGCATTGTAACTCTTTGATGAGGAAAGTTATCTATAGCGTATCTAATGTTATCCATGACTCTTTGGTGCATCTTTTCAGGCTTTCCCGTCATCTTTGCCCAAGTTTTAGCATCCGCAGAAGGTGTGTTGAAATGTATTATGTCAACCACATCATTATATTTTTTTATTATGTCCATCTTGTCTTTTGTTAGAGGAGAGCCATTTGTTAGAACCATAGTTCTTAGACCATACTCTCTAAACAAGTCAAGCATTTCTTTAAAGTTCTTATAAAGCAATACTTCGTTATAGTGTGCTGTGTATATAAAAGAAAATGATGGATCTACAAAGTCTCCAACGCCTTTTTGTAATTGTTCAATAATAGAACGAATAGTCTCAATAGGCATTGTGCCTCGCCCAATGACTGGGTTTTCTTCATAGGCTACAGGACAAAACCAACAGCCAAGATTACAAAGCCCGTTAGGATCCAGTTGAACTAATTTTATCAAAATCTTCCTTAGATACGATTCCTCTTATTACATCAAGATAGTCTGGCCCTTTTGTAAAATACCAATGATCTGGTTCTGCAAAATGAAAGAATACCATTGCAACATGTTGTGATTCTGGATTTGGAAATTGTTCACGCCAATGCATTTGATCATTGCCATAATATGCAAGGGCTTGGTTGGGATAAAGTGTATAGTTTTTATCTTCTACCCATAAATCCCAAGGCTCGGTCTGATAAACACACATGTCAAGTGTGTAGGTACATGCATTATCGTCTTTGTGCTTATAAAGACTTGGTGCTGGATCTTGTCCTTCGTAGTGTGCAAATAACGTATAGGTAGGAAGTAATGTATCGCTTCCAAATGCTTCTCTTGCAACAGGTATAAGTTTTTCTGCTATTTCTTGTAACAGCGGAAGGTTGTTGTTTGCCACTACATATCTTGAAAAACCTTTTTGATATTCAAATCTTTTTGGATCTGAAATGGAATTAGTAAGACTTGTATAGTCTTCTGTATTTAAAACATTATTAATTAATAAAGGCTCTTTCATCGCAACCAACTAACTACTGCGTATCTTTCGCCTTCAATGACTGGAGATACTGAGTGATTATAAACATAAGTAGATGGAAATACAATCATTTGATTTGCTTTTGGTTTTAATGTGATGCCAAAACGGGGAAAGTTAATTTCTCCACCTGTATAGTTTTCATTTAAATAATAAACTGTAGATACTCGTCTATGATAGGATGGATGGTCGTCAATGTGATTAGTAAATTGTTGACCTTCTCCATACTTTAATATGCCATAGGTATCATGCCACTCTGAAAATATTCCATATGTTGCCATGTAGTCTTTTTCTATTGGATCAAAGTGTTCAAAAAATAAATTATTAACATTTACCAAAAAGGCTTCGCTTAAATTTTCTGTTAATATATCTTTAATTTCACCTTTATAAGGAATACCAAAGGTACTTGTATCTCTGGTTTTTTTGTTAACCATTGGATCTGTGCTTTCTTTAACTGCTGCTGCATTCCAGGCAAATTTAGCAGAGACCATTCCTTCTTCTATATCTTTGTATAGATTTTCACTGTTAGGAATAACATGGCTATAGATTACTATTCCTGGTGCTAGTTCTTCTTTATTCATTTTTACCACTTCCCAATCGGGCACCTTGCTTCTGCAAGTTTAGTTTTTAATTCCATAAAACAACCACACTTTTTACATTGATGTGTTAATTTAATTAGTTCAGGACAACCTAAACAAATATCCATTCTTTCTTTTTGAAACTCTTGAGAAAGTTTTGGTTTTTTTGAATTAAATAAATCCCAAGGCCTAACTGGTTTGTTTGTAGTCATATGGCCTAATTGGACTAGATGTAAAAGATTGTGGTGCTGTAAAGTTTCCAAATTCATCATAACTATATCCTGCTATAACACCCCTATTTATATTCAATTGCTCTTCATTTGGTGGACGATAAATTTCTAAAACATCTGGACTACTGCAAATTAAACTACCCAGCATTTCTGAAGTATGTAAAGTTTCTACTACTACTCCATTTTTTATAAAATCAATAATAGTATAATTTTCTGTTGTATTAATCATAGAGTCTGAAGTTTTTAACAAATCATAAAATTCTACATATGATGGCATATCAAAAACTAAAATTCCATCTAATCCAAAACCAATTGCAATAAATGGTTTATCATTTTTATCTTTTTCCCAATATATGTCATTATCAGTAATCATAATTTAATTATACACTAAATTCATGTGCCTGAACATGTGCTTGGTGGCGCACTACCGCCACAACTTTGGAATGACTGGCATTCTCCTTCATAATAATCTGCAGAACTACAATAATTTGAAGTAGGTGCTGGTGTAGGCGTTGGTGTAGGCGTTGGTGTAGGCGTTGGTGTAGGCGTTGGTGTAGGCGTTGGTGTAGGCGTTGGTGTAGGCGTTGGTGTAGGCGTTGGTGTTGGCGTTGGTGTTGGTGCAGGTGTAGGTGCAGGTGTAGGTGCAACTGGGGTAGCAGAATTACTTGATGCAGACTCTAGTGATGTGGCAACACCATTTCCTAACTTTACTTTAAATGTATAGGATGTTCCATTTGACAAACCACTAACAGTTATAGGGGAAGTTGAAGATGTTCCTGTTATATCTGATGGAGTGGAAGTTGCAGTGTAAGTTGTTCCCGTTGGTTTTCCTAAATACGAAGGGGCTGTAAAAGTAACTGATGCACTAGCATTTCCTGCTGTTGCAGTTCCAATAGTTGGAGTTCCTGGTTGTTTTCCTCCACTACCTGAAGATATTGGTGGTAATGGCATTAGGCACTCAGATCGCCAATTGCAATCCAAGTATTCTCTGCTCTTTTAATTAATGTGCAAGATGAATACTGTGCTCTTAATCTTGCTGCATTTGAAGAAACTTGAGGTGTGCAATTTAAAGTTACTCCTGCAGCAACTGCTACTGTTGTTACTCCTGTACCAGTTTGAATAATTGTAATTTGTGAACCTGTTGGAAATGCTTGAGTTGAGTTATTTGGAATAGTAACTGTATTTGCAGTTGATGCAATATTCATTTCAATAATTTTGTATTTATCAGATAAAACTAATGGATAGTCTGCTGTTTTTGCTTCAATAGTAAAGTTTATATCTGACTTGCCATCTTGAACTGCTTTGACTGCAGTTGGTGTTGCTGCTTTAACTGATGAAGTTTCTGATGTTGAATCTGACAATTGAACAACTCCAGGTGTTGAAGTTGATGCTCCTGTAGGTGCAGCCCATTTAACCCCTAATGCTTCATTTGTATCTGCTGTTAAAAGATATCCATTACTTGCTGCTGGAATTGGTAAATTGTCTAATGTATTATTTGCAGACCCAACTAATAAATCGCCTTTTGCATCAATAATTGATTCTTCTACAACGCCTGCCAGACTTGTGTCAATTCCATCAATTCTTGTATCAATGTCATCTAGATATTTTGAAATTCCCGTAGTTGCAGTTCCTACTGGCTCTGCCTCTTGTCCCCAATGGTAGTACTTTAATGCAACCTGAATATCTGCTGGATCAGACATTTCTGGTATTTTTGCAAGAGGGTATTTAGAAGAACCAATATTTGTGGCAGCCATACAAAGATTATACCATATTAATAAAAAACTACTCTGTAACTATAGTTATGTTGTTTGCTTGAGTTACTTCTATCTCTTCGTCAATTCCAGTTAAATTTGGGGCGGTATTTAAAATGACATTTATTGTATCATTATAAACAAAAATATTAGAAGTTTCATACACTATGACCTCTGGCATTAGGCACCAGTTATATCATCAGTTACTGTAATTTCCCCTGTTAAAAGAGTATATCTTAATGCAGCACCGTTAAAAATTTCAACATCGTAATAATATGTCGATCCTCCGACCAGGTCTGCTCTGGCATCTGGTTTAATTGTACAAGTAATGATGTTGGTTGATGTATTTATTGTTGCTGATAATTTTTCACTATGGTCTTCATTATTAATTGATGTGGTTGGACTATCTCCTCTACTTGTAGATATTGTAAAAATTGCATCTCTTGCTGGACTTGCTGATTTATAACCAGAAAGACCAAATGTTGCTCCTGTAGAAGTTTTTGGGGTAATTACAAATTCAAATGTGTCTCCACGATAATAGTCAAAGTTGTATGTTCCAGGAAATGCCATGATCTTATTATACCACTAAGAAATGTGGACTAGGATAGATTTGACTTTTACATCCCCGTCAAAATCTGCTCTAATCTGTGGGTTAATTCCATATTTTCTAATTCTGTCATTTATTATGTACAAGGTTTGGGTAACTGAAAAATCATAAAGATATTTATACTTTAGGTTTGCTACAAACTGTGTTGAATTTAAAGTTGCTTTTTCAGAAAAGGCTCTTATCCAAACCTCAGTATTATTTCCATATGTTTCTAATTCAAAACAATAAGTTATTTCAACTCTGGTTCCTATATCTAATCCTTTAAAATTTAATTGTTGACTTGTTGCGCTCCATAGACTTACATTTCCTTTTGGTAAATACTGTTCATTTGTCCCCTCAGATTTTGCATCATTTAATATATTTACCCATCCTTCATCTCCGCTAGATAATCCTACACGAATTTGTGATTGATTTAAATTTTCATAATATGCCCAACCAGATTTTCTAACTTCAGAAACTACTCCATCGCTTGTAAGAACTGTAGAAGTTCCAGGCTCTCCTTTTTGTCCTCTTTCACCTTT